TTTCCCCCGATGACTTTGAAAAATTATACAATAATTCTCTGGATATTCATCTCTCGCTTGTTAGTTGATACGAATTGGTCTGTTTAATTTGGACGTTTTCTTGACAGAGGAGCACGTTGTCGTCGTTCATAATCAGCCCGCCTTGCTTGTTAACAGCATAGTCCGCCCCAATTTCTTCAGCTTTTTTCTGTGTAGTTTTGGATTTACCAATAATTTTTACTGTTCCTGCATTTTCTTTTCGGTTGCTGCTTTCTGCCCAGCGAACACCGGTTATGACAACTCTGTGTTTGCCGCCTCGCTCTTTGAGTTCCGAACAGCAATATCTTGCAATTCGTGTCGGCGGCATAAGTTTTTTTAATATCAAATTCCACATTGTGACCTGATTTCCGTCAGCGTCTAATGCTTTATCAATTATCACATCAGGCTGAGACTTAACGTAATACACAGTCTCCGGAGCGTCAACCGTTGTCAGATTGTGATGTGCCTCAAATTTTACTCCTGCGAGCTGCGCCAGTATTTTTATGCAGTCGCTGTCCTTTCCGCCGCTGTATGCCAGGTAATATCCGTCCTCCGGTTCAAACAGCTTCAGGCGTTCTATGGCTTTTTTCTCTTTTTCGGGGGTCATTTGATCCCTCCTGTTCGTATAAATCCCCCTCCTCCCGCACACACTACCCGCAAAGGAGGTATTGTCATGTCTGATAAAAAGTGTAACTGTAACGGCAAGAAGAAATCCGCAGGAAACAACCAGTGGACTGCTTCTCACCAAAAATCCAAGTCCGACAAGCGGGAACGCAGAGACGGTCCCGGAGGGGAGTAGCTCCTTCCTCTGCATTTGCAGGGGAATTTTTTATGTGCTTAGTTTGTCAAATGAAATTATTGGGGTTTGATCCATACCTCCACGCCCTCCGAACCGTCGTAAACAAATTCGTCCGAAAAGCCTGAGATATACTTGTTATTGTCGTTTTTCAGCCTGCCCGACTTCTGGAGTGCGTCCAGAATGAATTTCTTAGCAAACGCCACATTGTCCTTATCACGTTTTCGGTTAGGCTCATGCCACACGAACGTGATGTGTACGGGCGAGGATATAAGGAAATGTCTTGTGTTGAGGATAAACATAATGTTATTCTCGACAGACTTTTTCATATTAGCTCCCGCATATCTGTTCCTGCGGTTTTCGTTCTGAAATTCGTTGTATGACGGCAGTCTGAACGGTATTTTAAAGATCATCATTTCCCTGCCCCCTTTTCTTGGATAAGCTGAAACCAAGAGCATACTTCTCAAATTCGTCAAGATCGTATGAGCTTTCATTAGCTTGGTTCCTTTGAACATCCTGCTCTATCCAGCTTTTGATGGTTGTAAACGGGTCTCTGCATTTCTTACCTGTTTTATCCTGCCAATCGATTAATTTTTGTATGTATCTTTCGACAGACGGACCGTCGGACATTGAGACAAGCTCCTGTCTTTCATCATCGCTTATCGGTACGCCGCCGTCAGAAGACATATATTTTAATTTACTTTTCTTTTGTCTACTTTCCTTTGTGGTATTATCGTTAACATTAATCGGAGTTTCTGCAGCATTAACTTGCGTTTCTGTTGCATTTATCTGATTTTTGGGTGCACTTAATAAGCCCTCCTGCAAATCGCTTTTTTCAAGAAGGTTAAATTCTTCGATCTGGGACTGTCTGCGTTCCACCGCTTTTAGGTATCGCTCCTGAACGCCGTGAGAGGTTATCACGTTTCTTTGCATAAGCTCTGCTGAAAAGAGATTAATCTTAGCAAGATAAAGGATAATTTCTTTGACAGTCTTTTTGTCCCTCGCCCACCTGTTTCCGATAGACCTGATCATCATAGCTGCCAGCGTATCGAGATTTTTGAACTGATAATAATATCCGTTCTTGTTGATAAGACAAAGCAGTCTAATATATATCACTTCACCTAAGGGACCGTATTCGTTTTGCACATCAAAAAGCTTTTCGTCCTCAAAAATGTCATTGTCCAAAGGTAAGTAGTCCAGACCTTTCTTTTTCGGACGTGCCATATTTCCTCCTTAGAACGGTACTGCGTCGTCGCTGAAAACGTCTTCGAAGTCTGCCAGATCTCCGATAGACATACCATCGCCCGTTGTTTGAGATCTCTGTGCGTTATTCTGAGGGGCGTACTGCTGACCGCTATTGTTATTGCCGCTCTGCTTAGGCTCGCCCGTGAACGACGCACTGTCAACGTACACTTCGGTTATGTAATGCCTTGTGCCGTTCTTGTCGTCATATGTCCTCGTTGCGAGCCGACCCTCGAGGGCTATCATTCTGCCCTTGCCGAAATATTTTGAGATAAATTCGGCGGTGTGTCTCCAGGCAACGCAGTTGATGAAATCAGTCTGCTTTTCCTCGCCTTGCTTGGCGTAGCTTCTTTCTACCGCAACGGGGAACGACAGGACCGATATTCCGTTCGGGGTCTGTTTCAGTTCGGGATCGCAGGTTATCCTGCCCATTAAGATTACTTTGTTGAGCATTGATCAGCCCTCCAGTATTTCCGCAAAGTCCGCCGCCGCTTCTTCCGCTTCGGGAGGTATATCAACAGTCTGTTCCTGCTCCTGCACTGTCTGAGTATCTTCCGCTGGCGTATCGATGTAGTCAACTGAACCGTCCTCTCGGATAACGCCCATATCGTTGCTGATAGCTGTCTGCATATCGATACTCATGATTCCCCACTTGCTGATAAGCTGTCTGAGCATTGTTTTACAAGCCATGCTGTCGAAGTCCTTATACCAAAAGCTTGAATATTTCCATGCGTCCTTTTCGCTGAATTTTCCTGCTTCATAATCGGCGTACGAAACCTTTGCGTGCTGTCCTGACGTTCCGTTAAGACTGAAAGCAGCTGAATATTTGTCAGCGTGGGAAAGCATTTTTTCCTTGCTCCAGTACATCGCCTTTTTGAAACCGTTGGTATACTCGAACATTGCATAATATCCGATCGTCGGAGCCTTTTCACGCTCGATCTCGTCGTCTATGAGCCGTACCTCGATCTCTTCCTCCAGCGGATCAAAAGCGATAAGCTCGCCCTGCTTAATAGGCAAAACGTTGAGTTTTTTGTACTGCCCCGAACGTATCGCAAGCTGTATGTAGCCTTTATATCCAAGCTGGAACTGAGCTAATGTACATTCTTCACGCAGAAGATTTCCGTTCCTATCGTATTTAGCTTTTTGCTTGTACGGGACAAAGTAATATTGACCTAACTGCGGAGACGGGGAAAGATTGAGACCCTCTCCGAGAAGTCCCGCCGAAACTATGGTGCTTGCGTCGCATTCCTGCAATGCGGGATTAGCGCTCACCGCAGATGTGATCGCCGTAACAAATCTTGCGGCTTTCCGGGGATCCCCCAGAGTGCTGTTTATCATTCGCTTGTAACTGTCGGAATTGATCACCGCCGTAAATTTAGGCTTGCCCGCCTGTCTTGTCAAACTGTTCTGTACTGCCATAAAATTTCCTCCTATTTGATAACTTCAAAATTAATGCCGTTTGATCTCATAAAATCCCTGAGAGCGATAAGCTGGGATCGTGTGCAGGTGACTTTAAAGCTTCCCGAAAGTATCGGCTCTGGTTCACGCTCAGCCGGTTCGGTTATCTTGACATTTTCGGGAATGTTATCCTGCGGCGTCTTAATTTGTTCCTGCGGGACTTCATTCTTCTTTCGCTCCCGGTCTGCCCGGTACTGTCTTTCAAGCAGCGCCGCATACGCCAGAGTGTGGGACTTGTCCTTTGTTTCCTCAAACTTCTGTACGATAGCCGTAAGCATAGGGGAATTTTCGTAAAGCCTTTTTACCTCCGAAAAATCGTCTGTCAGACATTGGACCTTTTCGCATATCTCATTTTTCAGCGTATCGGCTTTCATCGTGGAATTGCCCCACTTGGGATTTAAAACGTCCTCAAATTTCAGAAAATCAAGTCCGTTCACCTTATCGAAAAAGTCTTTTAATTCCTCGTATTTCTCCTGCTTTTTGATCTCGTCAAAAGCCTTTATCTGCTTGTCTATTGCGGATATGGGCTGATCTATCATTTCGACCAGCTCTTTACACTGCTTTTCCAGCGGCGTATAAATTGCCATGCATTGCTTTTTGACCTCGATACGCCGTTCATCTATCGCCTTTTTCAGCTTGTTGAGCTTTGCCTTATCGGCTTTCGCCTCTTTTATCCCCTCCTCCGTTACAACGAGGGAGGAGTAATATTCCATTTTCGGTGCAAGCTCCGATCTGAGCTGCTCCAGATTTTCGATCGCCTGCGGAATAGTCACAGACCCCGATCTCAAAATCAGTTCCATTGCCATTTTTCACATCTCCTAGATATCCGGCAGTATCAAAGCCGGCTCCTTATTATCGGTAACGCATTTCCAGAACTTTTTTTCTTCGCAGATAAGCTGATCTATATCCGCCGAGACTTCCTTCCGTTCAATGAAATAGTGCCTTATTGCAGCACGCAGGACGCCGTTTCGATAATACCGTATGTACGCTTTGAGTACTGCGAAATCCCAGCCTGTAGCCGCCAGCTGATGAAGTATCTGTACGTAGTAGCTGTCCGGGATCCTGTCCTCCCATTCGTCCCATGGGAGCTTGTTCTGAATAGTTGTCGTTTTGATCTCCAGAATGCCGTGCCTGCCTTTTTCGTCCGTAAGCTCGCCGTCGAGGGTCGCAAAGATGAAGGGATAACGGTCGTTCACGTACATATAGAACTCGTGATAATCCACCTGATATTTCGGATAATCAAGCCTGAAAAGTTCTCTCAAATGCTCCTCAGCACGTTTTCCGAAGATAACGGCGGGCTTGTCCGAAATGTCCTCCGGAGTAAATCTCCCTGTTTTTTCACGCCACAGCTCCACGTTGTTTTTATACTTGTTTACGCCTAATACAGATCCTGCATCGCTTCCGCCTATGCCTTTTTTTCTGCTTTCAAGCCATTCGCTGCGGTTTTTTGGCATTATTATCATACATCACTTATCTCCGCTAACGGAAACTGCGCCAACAGGCAGGAGTTACACAGCTGTCTGCCGTCGTCGAATTCTCTCAGCTCGTCCGCTTCGTCGCCGCATTCGTCGCAGTAAAAATGGGGAACATGGCGGTACGGGCAGGCTCTGCCCATGCAGGGGACGCCGTCGGGACAGCCCACGCAGTCGTTTTGATATTTTATCATTTCTGCCTCCTGTCCGTAAAACGGGCGTAATCCCTTCCCAGCTCGAACGCCAGCTGACCCGCCCTGTCAAGCCTGTTGTATGCGATCAGAAAATCTCCGTTTATACGCTTGTCAAGCTCTTGACAGATCTCAAAAACTGTGTTAAAATCAGAGTGTAAAATATTAGCCGTGCTTTCGGCTTCCGGGCTTGTCTCTGTTGGCGCAGAGGCAGGCTCGTTTTCTTTCAGGTATATCAGAACATTTTCGTTTTTAATCTTTGTGCAAGTATCTGCGTCAAGACTTACGCCGAATAACGGACAACCGGCGCAATCATCTGTGCCAC